AACCGTACAAGCAATGCATTTTCATCTTAAATTCATCTGGATTTCGAGGTAGGTCTGATTGTTTAATATCAGCCATTTTAATACCTAAATCCTTTAAGAAGTTTAATGCTTCCTCGGACACAGCTGGTTTTGTTGATCGATTAAATGCAACAGAAAACAACCATGCCTCGTAATTAGAACACGTAGAAAACAATAAACCAGGATAAGAGAATAAGAGCAACGCTCTTCGCATTCCCTTACCTAATTTACTGAATTTCGCAGTTATTCTAGATAACGCTCGGTATCCATGACCTAAGAAGCTAAGAGCCTCAGAAACGCGAACGCTTCGAAAGGCTTTAACTCGATTGAAGAGTTGAAGGAGACCCCGAATATCCCATTTCGCTACGCACATCTCTTTGAATGAGAGTCCGGTAACGTCCTGGTATTTGTAAACAAAACGTTTAGCAAATTCCAAAGAGCCATTACGAGAAATCACGGATTTAGATAAATTAATACCTACATCCCATTCTCTAGCTAATTTGAGATATTCACGAGCTACATCGGCATGGGCGATAACTAAATCATCACCCAGAACCAAGTAGTCTGAGAAACCTTTCAATCCAGCACGTAGTGCTGCGATTCTAACCATCACATGGTGTGTTACAGCGAGCATTGCCCAAGAGGACAATGCTCCCATAGGTTGACCAGTAGCGTAGCGAACTGCTTCGACTACCTCAACCTGACCATCACCCCATTTCACCCAACGTGTTTTCACGTTTGATATTCCGCCAGTAGGTATGTTTAATCGTTTACACGAAATAGACATAGGATCCCACTGCGGAAATGGAACCTGATACCAACGTTCCACGAGTAAAGAGGCCCAAACTCCTCCAAGATCTCTGTTAAACAGAGTATCTAAGATAAGAGCCTGGACATTTACCGGGATACGATCGGTAGCAGCGGTAAGATCGAACGAATATACTTTCGTAACATTACGTTCTTTCAAACCAGCCACGAATTTAGCCAAGGTATCACCTTGATTAAACGTAGCGTCCGATGAAATGCTTCTCAAGAATCTAAATAGATTCTTATGAAGAGGTCGTAATAACCATTGAGTCCAACAATCTACCATAGCGAACACACGGATTTTACCCGCAGGTTCTATTTTAAACGCCAATTTCCCAAGGTACTGAGGCGTTCCAACCGAGTGGATACCGGATGGATGAACTATAGGGTTAGGAGCATATCTTTTCAAAAATCTTGAAAAAGACATGCCCATAACCACGGAACCGTGATACCCTAAGGCATCACACAATGTTATATAACATTTCCGCAAGATTGGGTTCTCACCAAACACTCGAAGTGCTTGAATGATCGCAGGAAGAGCAGTTGAGTACGATGAAGGTTGGATAATCTTACCTTCATCCCGAATCGCTTTTGACGATGTCGGACTACTCGAAGCAATCCAAAACGGAATGGGTTCAAATATATTGCTTTCGCAATTAAAGATCCCATATGTTTTGAAAGTTCTCGTAGCGTAACGCACCTCAGCAAAATCAACTATGGCTTCAGTAGGAGATATGATAGTCTTAATCTGCAGTTTACCGACAAAGTCGAAAACTCGATACAAGCTTAACATACTCAACCAAAGTCTTATATAGAAGATATTACCTTGACGTATGTGTTTACGGTGAACCGCCGGAATAATCCGAGGTAAACCGAAACGTGTACGTGAGATGGCTAATCCAAGCTCTTGAGAGGAGGCATGACGCTCTCCTGACAAGGCTTGCATTAGAAGCGTCACTGAGGACTTCAGATACTTAGCAGTATAAGGAGTCCCGTTTCGCCTACTCAATCGATACAAGTAACGAACAAATGAAACAGCAACTTTGACTGATGAATTTGTGATAGAGCCTTTCACTAGCAAGTACATACTAAGTATGTAGTTTACTAGTGGTCGCCCCGCTTTTACACGAAGCATGCCCGAAAAGGAAGGCACCAACCGTTTAATAACGCTATGAGAATAGTTGTTAAAAGTGTTTAATAATTTAAGCATTTTAATAATTATAATTATAGGAGATTAAGGGGTGTGCCCACTTTTCCTTCGGTTTTCACCTACTAAAAAGCAGGTGAGCCGCAGGCAGGTTATACAACCACAGTGTGGGTAACTGCAGGATAATTAGTCATTTGATCAGTCGTCATTTAGACCCTTACTAGTACGAACCGTAGCCCGTCGTTCACTAAAGAGAGGACATATTCACCAACTAACAACCTATACCATATCAGCACTCCCAATCTTCTTAGATGTGGGACCGATATAGCAGTATAATGAGGCGCTCGAGATGACTCTCGACCTTAGTAGCTAAGGCCAAGTGCCACTAGTTCACTTTGAACTAAGATAGGGTTTCCC